CTTAAATCATCACTCACTCGAGCAGTTCAACGCTCGATTATTGATCAGACTCGAAGGGACATCATGGTGGAATGGTTCCCGCAGAATTTCTTCTCGAGTATCACCCCACACCGTTTAACAGACAACGGGCATCCGGTTTCCGGTGGCGTTCGTGATGCCGCTCGCGTGGCGATCATAGACGCCATTGATGCGCTTGGTGCTCGTAAGTTTGAGATATCCCCCGCTAAAAGAACTTCGGGGGATGGTAGATATGCGCATCGTCACTATGCAGTTGAGGATTTGCATTTACCTGTAAACCATGCTTATCCTCAATCTGGTGAGGTCGTGGTTTGTATCGACACGGATTACTACCTGGAAGATCCGGATAGTTATTTTGGAGTCGAAAACCCGATCATCCTCCACACCTTCTCTCCTCGGAAGGTTGCTGGTTTGGATGGTGACAGCCCCTATAATATTCAGGGAGATGTGGTTTGCTACCAAGTAAGCGGTGGGTCATCCTGGAACCATAAGGTTTGGGATTGGTGCGCATTTGGGGAGTTTCTGGAGTTCCGCTGCCGTATAGATGGTTTGAAGTCTTGGCTTCTAAGTTGGATTGGTTTGCGGAAGGTTGTTTACCATAAAGTCCATCATGCTCGACCCTGGCTGGATTGCCGTGACCGTGCCGTTGTCTGGTGCGTCCCGCGATATACTGTCTGGAAGTTCGTCTGGCTTCCCGATGAACTTCATGCTAGACGGTTGTCGCGGGTTCGCTTCACAGATGCTACTAGGCCCGGCTGGAATTCACTCGTCTTCCTTGATGACAACAACAAGCTCATGATCAGTATTGGTCGTGAGGGGGAGGATGCCACCGTTGAGATGCCAAAGGTTGACTTTGACATTTTAATGGGTTTACAGAGTGCACAGTCGGTTACTAGTAGGATGATAGGCATGAAGTACACGGACCCATCGGTGTTGGCACTTGTTGGCCAATACTACCGTAAGGGTAAGGCGGACGCGCCTTTTCCGGACCGGGTTGGACGTCCCTCTTTAGTGCGAGTCCACTGGCCTTCTTCGATGGAGGCGGAGATACCGGAGTGTAGTTCAAGATCTTACTCCGCTCCCCTGGTGACAGACGAGAACCTGATGCCCATGATTAAGCGCTGGGAAGCTCTGTCTGTTAGCTTGGAGCGACGAGTTGAGTTCGTGCGAAACGATAAGATCCCGCACCGCCGCATGCATACATATGCGGAAGAATTTATACGACTCGTCGTTCCTGTACCTGGGGTTGGGGTACCCTACACTCTGGAGCGGACGGCTGAGATGCTGGATAAGCCTAGCCAAATCCTAGCTGTGAAGCAAATCTGGGAGACGGTTGATATGCCGTACCGCCGGTTAATAGAATGTTTCCTGAAGAATGAGCCTTGTATGAAGCCGGGTCGCATTATTTCATCTTTTGCTGACATGCGCTTCCTGCTAAGGTTTTCCGCTTATACTTTGTCATGTCGTGATGAAGTTCTCCATTCGGAGTGGAACCAACACTGGTTCTGCCCCGGTTTAACACCGATGGAGATAGCGACGAGGGTTCAGGAATACGTCTCCTCTGTGGGTTGTCCCGCAGAGGGTGATTATACGAACTTGGATGGTACGGTTTCAGCGTGGTTGCAGCGTCGCGTTATGAATGCGATTTATTTACGCTACTTCCACGAGTCATATCATAAAGATCTAGTTCCTTTCCTGGATATGTTGATCAGTTGCCCGGCTAGGGCAAAGAGATTTGGCTTTCAGTATGACGC